GAGTATAAACTTGACACAAGCATTGACACTTTTACTGCTTACAAGATGTATATCGCATCCAAACCTTGGGTTGCATCTAATTATCTTCGTATGCCGCAACGAAAACCTTCGTGGATAAATTAAATTATGAACATAAAAACCGCTAAAAAACTTTTAGCAAATGTGAATTACAGTCAAGGAAGAAATAGGGTGAATAAAAGACCCGTTAAAGAAATCTTACTAACGGAAGAAACTCTAATTCAAAAATATGAAGAACAGGGTGGAAAATGTTATTGGAGTAAATTGGAATTAAATGAAGAGTTTAATTATATTAAACATCATCCATTTGCCATAAGTGTTGAAAGATTGGATAATTCAAAAGGATACACTTATGAAAATACAGTTCTAACACGGAGGTTATTTAATCTTGGGAGAATGGCATTTCCTGAAAGTGAGTTTAAAATTGTAATTGAAACCCTATCTAAAGAATTTTCGTAATATTATGACAAGTGAATTTCTTTTTGTGGAAAAGTATCGTCCTCAAGTAATCGAGGATTGTATTCTTCCAGATGATACTAAAAAAACGTTTAAGGAGTTTGTGGAGAAAGGTGAGATTCCAAATCTCCTTCTTGCTGGACCTCCTGGTATTGGTAAAACTACAATCGCAAAAGCATTATGTAATGAATTAGGGGCAGATTATTATGTCATCAACGGATCCGACGAAGGACGTTTCCTGGATACTGTACGGAACCAAGCAAAAAACTTTGCTTCGACCGTCTCACTTACGGGATCTTCTAAACACAAAGTCATCATCATCGATGAGGCAGATAACACAGGCAACGACGTTCAACTCTTACTACGGGCAAATATTGAGGCATTTTATAGCAACTGCCGATTCATCTTCACCTGCAACTACAAAAACAAAATCATTGAACCCCTGCACTCCCGATGTGCTGTCATTGACTTCACAATCAAGGGAAAACAAAAGCAACAACTTGCAGGATCTTTCTTCAAAAGAGTCCTCCAAATCCTTGATGCGGAAAAAATTGAGTATGATGAAAAAGTCGTTGCGGAACTTGTTACAAAGCACTTCCCAGACTTCCGACGAGTCCTCAACGAATGTCAAAGGTATTCTACAGGGGGTAAAATTGACTCGGGAATTCTTGCATCGTTCTCAGACATCTCAGTAAATGAACTCGTCAAAAACCTCAAAGATAGGAACTTCCCAGAAGTCCGTAAGTGGGTGGTATCCAACCTGGACAACGATGCTCCTGTTCTACTTCGCAGGATTTATGACGCCTGTTATGATTGCCTTTCACCCCAATCTATCCCCGCTGCCGTTCTTGTTATTGCTAAGTATCAATACCAATGTGCGTTCGTGGCTGATCAGGAGATTAACCTCCTAGCAGCATTGACTGAAATTATGGTGGAGTGTGAATTCAAATGAAAAACCTTAGGCATCAAATTAAATCCTCTTGGTATTACATTTTCTGGGGATCTATGGCAGTTGCTGTAGTTGGTGGACAGATTTATGTTGGTCTCGGTTATCGTGAAATGGCAGAGGTAACTAAATCTTCTTCTATTACTGTAACTTGCGTTCCCCCATATGAACCACCATCTTCTTATGCTGCTGGTAAGAATAGGACTGGTGAGTTTGAATAACTGCTTCTAAATATAACGTTGATATAATTTAAAAATGAGTGTAAAATTAATTCGAATGTCTTCTGGTGAAGATGTGATTGCAACTGTGTTGAATGAAACGGAAGAAACCATTACTATTGAAGATAGTATTGTGGCAGTTCCTACATCATCTGGATCTATTGGATTTGCTCCTTGGTCCCCTTTGCAAAGTAAAAATGATAAATCTTTAACTGTCAATATGAGATTTGTTGTTTATATTGCTGAACCTGATGGGGGAATTGTAGAGCAGTATTCCAAAATGTTCAGTAAATTAATTACCCCAAATAGTAAATTGATAACCTAATGGCAAATACACTTAAATCACTTAAGACTCCTCTTAGATATCCTGGAGGCAAGTCTCGTGCTTGTGTAAAAATGGATCCCTATTTTCCAGATCTCCGTAACTATGAGGAGTTTAGGGAACCATTTCTTGGGGGAGGTTCTGTAGCAATTCATATCACTAAAAAGTATCCAAATCTTAAGATCTGGGTGAATGATCTTTATGAACCATTGGTTAATTTTTGGCAGCAACTCCAAATGTTTGGGGATGATCTTTCTTCTAGATTGTCTGAATTAAAATCATCTCACCCAGATCCAACTCTTGCCAAAAAACTTTTTGATTCTTGTAAAAAAATTATTAACGATTTAGATTATAGTAATTTTGATAGGGCAGTAGCATTTTATGTTGTTAATAAATGCTCTTTCAGTGGATTGACGGAGTCGAGTTCTTTTTCCAAGCAAGCATCAAGTAGTAATTTTTCTCTCAATGGTATTGAAAAATTAAAAGAGTATTCTAAACTGATTGGACATTGGAGAATTACCAACTATTCATATGATGCTATAATGGATAGTAATAAAAATGTTTTTATGTATCTCGATCCTCCTTATGACATTAAGGATAATCTCTATGGGAACAAAGGATCAATGCATAAAGGATTTGATCACGATCTTTTCGCTGCTCGTTGCAGTGTTAATAGTATGGATATGCTAGTTAGTTATAATTCTGATCAGTTAGTCAAAGATAGATTTACTGATTCCGAATGGAAAGCGGCGGAATTCGATTTGACTTATACAATGCGTTCTGTTGGTGAGTATATGAGGGAGCAGAAAAAACGCAAAGAACTTTTATTATTTAATTATGAAATACGAACTGAAGGATTGGATTGATTCCTTATCATTTAATAAAAACGATCTAACAGAAGAAGACCCAACGATCATAAAGGACTATCCTCCTTATATTATTAATCGATGTCTTTCTGGGCACATTGATTGTATTATGTTTGCCAATGAAATGAATATGAAACATTATCTTCCTAAAGATATGCAGTATTCATTTTATCTAAATAGTCTGAGGAAAAAGAAGAGATTTTCTCCCTGGATCCGAAAAGATAAAGTCAAAGATTTAGAATGCGTTAAACAATACTATGGATATAGTAATGATAAAGCATCCCAAGCTTTGAAAATACTAAATAAAGAACAACTTGAATTTATCAAAAAAAGACTTGAAAGGGGCGGAAAAAAATGACAAACTCTATTGAACCACAGGTTAATTGGTCACCTAATATGATGGTGGAGGTAATCTTAAATGAACCTGATGATTTTCTAAAAGTCCGTGAAACTTTGACTCGTATCGGAGTTGCTTCTAGAAAGGAAAGAAAACTCTATCAATCTTGCCACATTCTTCATAAGCAAGGTAGATATTATCTTGTTCATTTCAAAGAACTGTTTGCGCTTGATGGAAAACACGCAAATCTGACAGTAAATGATGTTCAGCGTAGAAATAGAATTACTCGTCTATTATCTGATTGGGGTCTGATTACTGTAGTAAATCAGGATTCTATTGTTGATATTGCGCCACTTAATCAGATTAAAGTTCTTTCTTATCGGGATAAGGGGGAATGGATTTTAGAGCAGAAATATAATATTGGTAAAAAAGGAAAGGTTCAGGAAACCGAATGATTTTGTGGGGAGTTCAACACTCCCTTTTTTTATGTTTCCTGTATAATTAGTAGTGGATGCCGTAAGGGTCCTCAAAACACAAACTCGCTTTAAAAGGAGCTACCATAATGACTAACCTTATGAAATATCAGGCTGCGGATCTTCCTGCTTTGTTGGAAAGAATTAACCGCAATACTATTGGAATGGATGAATACTTTGACCGCGTATTTAAACTTCACGAAACAACTTCCAATTATCCACCATATAATCTTGTTCAAGTGAGCAACGTTGAATCGAAATTGGAGATTGCTCTTGCTGGATTTAAGAAAAAAGAAGTCTATGTCTACACTCAAGATGGAAAACTATTCGTCGAAGGACAAAAAGAAGACAAAGAAACAGACACCAACTATGTCCACAAAGGATTGGCTCAACGATCTTTCACCAGATCTTGGACACTCTCAGATGAAACGGAAGTTAGATCAGTTGAATTTGAGGATGGGTTGTTGACCGTTACTCTTGGTAAGATTGTTCCCGAACATCACAAGCGTAAAGATTATCTATAAATATATTTGAATATCGTCGGCGCTAGCCAAAGAGGGGATACTGGCAAAATCCAGTTGACTCCCCTCTATTTTTTTGCTAAAATAACTGAGGATAAGAAGAAAAATTATGACTGTAAAATTAGCACTTTTAAAATCTGGTGAAGATATTATTGCAGATATTAAAGAAATGGTAGTGGGTGATGAAGAAAATCCAAAGGTTGTTGGATATTTTTTCAATAAGCCCTGTGCCGTTAGGATGAGAAATCCACAAGAAATTTTGGAATCTGATGAAAAGTCATTTCAGGTTGCATTGTTTCCCTGGATTCCTATTTCTAAAGATTCTACGATTCCAGTTCCTTCAGATTGGGTGGTTACTATCGTAGAACCAATTGATAAACTTACCGAAATGTATAAAAATCAAGTTTTGAATTATGGAAAAGAAGATGACAAAGATACTAGCACTAACGAACAATCAGATTCTGATCAGTCGAATTGAAGAAGTGGGAGCAGATGTTGGGGAACCTGATTGTAAGTTAATTAAACCCTTTCTTATAAAAGAACCTCAACTTGAAGGACTTTCTAGAACATTAGAACCATTTCTAATGGGAGTTACAAAACAAGATACATTTATGATGAGTTCTGACAAGATTCTTACTCTTGCAGATCCAACCCCAACCCTTCTTGAAAAATACGAGGATTTGATTAAAGAATGAGATTTTATACTAATGTTCAATTGATTGGAAATCAGTTTTTGGTTCGTGGAGTAGAAAATGGTAAAAGATTTGAAACGAGGGACGAGTTCTTTCCAACTCTTTATGTAAAAACTAAAAAGGCATCCAAATATAGAACATTAAGTGGTGAAGCAGTTGAAGAGGTAAAACCTGGAACAGTTAGGGACTGTCGTGAGTTTTACAGTAAATATGAAAATGTTGATGGGTTTGAGATCTATGGAAACGATCGCTATGTCTATCAATATATTTCAGAAAAGTATCCAGAGGATGAAATTAAGTTTGATATTAGCAAAATCAAACTTGTAACTCTGGATATTGAGGTTGCTTCAGAGCACGGGTTTCCTGATGTGGAATCTTGCTCTGAAGAAATTCTTGCGATTACAATTCAGGATTATACTACCAAGAAGATTATTACTTGGGGAATTAAACCATTCAATAATACTCGTAGTGATGTAACATATCATCATTGCCCCTCTGAATATCAACTTCTCAATCATTTCATCAATTATTGGATGAATGATGTTCCAGATGTGATTACTGGTTGGAACGTTCAGATGTATGATATTCCTTATATCTGTAAGAGACTTAATCGGGTTCTTGGTGAAAAACTGATGAAACGTTTTTCTAACTGGGGTCTTGTAACTGAGGGTGAAGTTTATATCAATGGACGTAAGCACACTACGTTTGACGTTGGTGGTTTAACTCAACTCGATTACCTTGATCTTTATAAGAAATTTACTTATAAAATTCAAGAGTCTTATCGCCTTGATTACATTGCCGAAGTGGAACTGGGGCAGAAGAAACTTGATCACTCCGAGTTTGAAACCTTTAAAGACTTTTACACTAACGGTTGGCAGAAGTATATTGAATACAACATCGTTGACGTGGAACTTGTTGACCGTTTGGAAGACAAGATGAAGTTGATCGAACTTGCATTGACAATGGCATATGACGCTAAAGTGAATTATGCTGATGTTTTCTATCAGGTTCGTATGTGGGATAATATCATCTACACTTACCTTAAAAAGAGGGATATCGTTATTCCTCCGAAGAATAGGACTAAGAAAGATGAAAAATATGCTGGTGCTTACGTTAAGGAACCTATTCCAGGAATGTATGATTGGGTTGTGAGTTTTGACTTGAACTCACTATATCCTCACCTCATTATGCAATATAACATCTCTCCAGAAACTCTTTTAGACGAAAGGCATCCTACAGTAAATGTGGATAAAATTCTAAATCAGGATCTGAACTTTGAGATGTATAAGGACTATGCAGTATGTGCCAATGGTGCAATGTATCGTAAAGACGTTCGTGGTTTTCTTCCAGAACTGATGGAGAAGATTTACAACGAACGTGTAATCTTCAAGAAGAAAATGCTTGCAGCAGAGCAAGAGTATGAAAAGACTAAGAATAAAGAATTAGTCAAAGAGATTGCTCGCTGTAATAACATTCAAATGGCAAGAAAGATCCAACTTAACTCTGCTTATGGTGCTATTGGTAATCAGTATTTCCGCTATTACAAACTAGCAAACGCTGAGGCAATCACCTTATCTGGTCAGGTTTCCATTCAGTGGATTATGGATAAGATGAATTCTTATTTAAATAAAGTTCTTAAGACTGATGGGGAAGATTATGTTATTGCTTCTGATACTGACTCTTTGTATATCAATATGGGTCCTCTGGTTGAGAGTGTATTCAAAGGAAGAGAGAAAACTACTCAAAGCATTGTTTCGTTCCTTGATAAGGTCTGTCAGGTGGAACTTGAAAAGTATATTGAAAGTTGCTACCAAGAATTGGCGTCCTATGTAAATGCTTATGATCAGAAAATGATTATGAAGCGTGAATGTATTGCTGAGCGTGGTATTTGGACTGCAAAGAAGCGATATATTCTAAGTGTTTGGGATAGTGAAGGTGTTCTTTATGAAGAACCCAAATTAAAGATCAAGGGTATTGAGGCAATTAAATCTTCTACTCCTGCACCTTGTCGTAGTATGTTGAAAAAGTCATTTAACATTATGATGAGTGGTAGTGAAGATGACATAATTGAGTATATTGAAGAGTGCCGCACAAAATTTAAGAATATGAAACCTGAGCAAATTGCATTTCCTAGAACTGCATCTGATGTTCAAAAGTATTCATCATCTTCTAACATTTATGCATCGAAAACTCCAATTCACGTTAGGGGAGCTTTGCTATTCAATTATTATGTTAAGCAAAGGAAACTTACTAATAAGTATTCTTTTATTCAGAATGGTGAAAAGGTTAAATATATTTTCCTTAAAAAACCAAATATCATTCACGAAAATGTAATCTCTTTCATTCAAGATTTTCCCAAGGAACTTGATCTTGACAAATACATAGATTATGAATTACAATTTGAGAAAGCATTTTTAGAACCCCTCAAGAGCATTCTTGATGTAGTTGGATGGAGTGTTGAAAAATCTTCAAGTTTGGAATCTTTTTTTGTATGATGAATTTGCCAATTACTGATAAGGAATTAGAATTGATAATTGAAATGGTTAAAAGTAAGGATCAGAAACTTTATAATAAGTTATGGACTTATAAATTTAATTTTAAAAATATTAAAACTGAGAAATAGGTATGGATTTTCTTAAAGATATTGTAAAAGAAATAGGTGATGACTATACAAAATTAGCATCTGATATTGAAGAGACTGAGACTTATGTTGACACGGGTTCTTACGTTTTTAATGCACTGGTTTCAGGTAGCATATTTGGTGGTGTATCTGGGAATAAGATTACTGCTATTGCTGGAGAGTCTTCTACTGGAAAAACTTTCTTCAGTCTCGCCGTTGTTAAGAATTTTCTTGATAATCATCCCGATGGTTATTGTCTCTATTTTGATACTGAGGCTGCCATTACCAAATCTCTCTTGGAGAGTCGCGGCATCGACACATCAAGGCTTGTCGTGGTTAATGTTGTCACTGTAGAAGAATTCCGCACTAAAGCACTTAAAGCAGTTGATCTTTATATGAAAAAACCAGAAGGAGAGCGCAATCCTTGTATGTTTGTGCTAGACTCTTTGGGAATGCTTTCGACCAGTAAAGAAATTACTGATGCCTTAAATGAAAAAGAAGTTCGTGATATGACTAAATCACAACTTATCAAAGGCGCTTTCCGTATGCTCACACTCAAACTAGGACAGGCAAATGTACCGCTCATTGTCACAAATCATACATACGATGTCATCGGAGCTTATGTACCAACGAAAGAAATGGGTGGAGGCAGTGGACTTAAATACGCAGCATCTACGATCATCTATCTCAGCAAAAAGAAAGAAAAGGATGGAACAGAAGTGGTCGGCAATATTATCAAAGCTAAGACTGCTAAGTCGCGTTTGAGTAAAGAGAATAAACAGGTTGAAGTTCGCTTGTATTATGATGAGAGGGGACTTGATCGATATTATGGACTACTTGAACTCGGAGAACTTGGTGGACTTTGGAAAAACGTTGCTGGAAGATATGAGATAGATGGGAAGAAAATTTATGCTAAGCAGATTCTAAAAGAACCTGAGGTATATTTTACTGAAGAAGTAATGCAACAGTTGGACGAAATCGCACAAAAGGAATTTAGTTATGGAAAAAATTGAGTTTCTAATTCTTAGAAACCTTTTATATAATGAACAATATTTGCGCAAAGTTATACCATTTTTAAAATCAGAATATTTTGAAGATCAAAATCAAAAAATAGTTTTTGAGGAAATACTATCATTCGTCAACAAATACAATCAGTTGGCAACGAAAGAAGTTCTCTGTATTGAAGTTGAGAAAAGAACGGATATCAATGACACTACTTTTAAAGAAATTATTCATTTAATTGGATGTTTGGATGATATTCCTGCTGAGTTTAATTGGGTAGTTTCTACTACTGAAAAGTGGTGTCGCGATCGTGCCATTTATTTGGCACTTATGGAGTCAATTCATATTGCAGATGGTAAGAGTGAAAAGAAAACTCCAGATAGTATTCCTTCTATTCTTTCTGATGCTCTTGCTGTAAGTTTTGATAATCACGTTGGGCACGATTATTTACAAGATTATGAACAAAGATACGAAGCATATCATAGAAAGGAGGATAAAATTGAATTTGATCTTGAATATTTTAATAAAATCACGAAAGGTGGGATCCCTAACAAAACTCTTAATATCGCTCTTGCTGGTACGGGCGTCGGGAAGTCTCTATTCATGTGCCATGTGGCTAGCTCCGTCTTGCTCCAGGGGAGGAACGTTCTCTACATTACAATGGAAATGGCAGAAGAACGAATTGCTGAGAGAATTGACGCAAACCTCCTGAACGTTCCTATTCAATCTATCATTGATTTGCCTAAGCAAATGTTTGAAAGCAAGGTCACAAACCTTGCAAAGAAAACACAAGGAACTCTGATTATCAAAGAGTATCCAACTGCTTCCGCACACAGCGGACATTTCAAATCTCTTTTGAATGAACTCTCTCTTAAGAAATCATTCAAACCAGATATTATCTTTATTGATTATCTTAATATTTGTGCCTCTTCGCGTTATAAGGGAAACAGCAACATCAACTCATATTCTTATATTAAAGCAATCGCAGAAGAACTTCGTGGTCTTGCTGTAGAGTTCAATGTTCCTATTGTTTCTGCTACTCAAACCACCCGTTCAGGTTATGGTAATAGTGATGTTGAGTTGACTGATACTTCTGAGTCATTTGGTCTTCCTGCTACTGCTGACCTTATGTTTGCTTTGATTAGCACTGAAGAGTTAGAAGAGTTGGGGCAGATACTCGTGAAGCAACTTAAGAACCGATACAATGACCCAACAATTTACAAGAGATTTGTTGTTGGTATTGATCGTGCCAAAATGAGATTGTATGATGTTGAACAATCAGCACAGCAAGACATACTTGACTCTGGGAAAGAAGAGGAGTATGATTATGAAGAAAAGAAACCTAAAAAATCATTTGAAGGATTCAAATTTTGATTAGCTTAAAAACTGACTTTTTACTGAATAAACCCATTATGTCTGAAACTAAAGTGATCGATACTGAAAAGTATATTAATTTTGTTCGCCAAACAACAAGTCCTGCAAGTTCTGATTTTAACCAATTAGTTGCTCGTATGACTGAACTTGAACTTGAGAATGACGTAGATACTCCCCGCCTTTTGACTGCTGCTTTTGGTATCAGTGCCGAGGCAGGTGAATTTACTGAGGTTGTTAAGAAAGTTTTCCTACAAGGCAAACCATACAGCCAAGAGACTGAGTTTCATTTAAAGCGAGAACTTGGAGACATTTTTTGGTATCTTGCTCAAGCGTGTATGGCACTTGATACTACTTTTGATGAAGTTCTACAGATGAACTATGAGAAACTGAGTGCTCGTTATCCTGATGGTGCATTTGATGTTTATCGTTCCGAAAACCGTGTAGAAGGTGATTTGTGATCTAAGTCGTCTTAAACCTCCTCTGGGAGGTTTTTTTTTATAAATAACTAAAAAGTATTTGTAAAGATGGCAAACATTTATAGAGATCTTGCAGAAGCGTATCAGCAGGTTTATATTCCTCAGGAGATTGATGAAGCAACCGCGATGGCAAAGCGTGGCCACGATGAGACTGAACTTCGTAAAAGAGCAGGTGGTGGTGAAGCAGCAGATAGAGCAACTTCACTGGAGAATAGACCAACCTATGGTGATGCTAAGAAGGCAAAACAGAGAACTGATTATGCCAGAAAGCAAAGAGGTGATTTCCGTAAGACCGCATCTTCAAATCCTGGACTTCACGTTGGACAGCACAAGTCTGATGACGCCGCAGTAAAAGCAAAGCAGGCAGCAAGAGGTGCTCAAAGAGGTGCTCTGACTCCTAATGAGAGAAAGCAACTCAATATGGGCGATGAGTCTTTTGATATTTTTGATATTGTTCTTGAGTTCCTTCAAGTAGAAGGATTTGCTGAAACTCTGGAAGAAGCAGAGTGGATGATGGCAAATATCATTGATGAAGAAGCAATTGAGATTATTCTTGGTGAGGAAGAACTTGATGAAGCAATCACCAGCGAAAAGGGTAAAGCAAAGGCAGCAGAAATGATTGCTGCTCGTAGCACTCCTTCAGGTAGAGCAAAGTCAGGTCAAGGTGCTAATGTTGCTCAAATCAAGCACATTGGTCGTGCTAATGTGGATGGTTATGGTGGAACCCCACCTAATCTAAAGGTTGCTAAGAACCCAGTAAAATCAAACTTTACTGGACTTAACAGTGGAACTGGAAACAAAGCAGCAAAAAGAGCAGCAGCACTTAAGAATGAAGAGTATATGGATGAAGCACAAGAGGCTCGCAACAACCCTGAGAAGTATGAAAGAGAGCAAGCGAAAAAGTCTGCTCCTGTTCGTGGAGAAAGAACTCCTATGCCCCCAAGAGGTGATAAGCGTAGAGAGGACTTTGAGAAGTGGTATGCTAAGCAAATGGGTCGCTGATAAATAACCACGGAAGGTTGCTCCAACCCGCTCGACTTAGGTTGGGCGGGTTTTTTAATAAATATTTTTAAATAGGTATTTGAATAATGGGACTATACTCTCCTCTAGGGTGGGCGCAGTTAAGAAAAGATGCTTCAAGAGTTGAAGCATTTTTAGATAAATTTGATGGCAAAGAAAATTTTTTATTGATAGATGGTACAAGCGTTCAATTTTCAAAAATAAAAATAGGATCTATTGAATATAAACCCGGTAGTTCAAATTTAAGGTCAATGTGGATGGCTATGCCATCATCTGTTGGTACAGTTACATTTATTGGAACCGATAATAAACGATATGGATTTTCAAAAATAGCAAAAACATCAGAATTTGGAGGAAAGGGTGGTAAAACACAATCTTCTGGATCTTTTTCTGGTGGAGTAATAACTGAAGTTCTTAGTGAAGTTGGATTTTGTTTTTATTTTGCAATGCATGTTAATGGGCATTTAGATTCGTATAATCCTGATGTTTGGCAATCCGTTGACAATGCTCAAAAATTTCGTGAACTGTGTGGGAATTTTTCTGGAGTTCCTTTAATGTTAAAATATCAGTACAATGATACTTCTGCATTGAATTCACAAATTTCAAAAATGCATGGATTTTTGACAGTTGCTGGATGGGATCCTATTTTAAGATCTCAAGTAAAGGCTTTCAAGTCAAAATATTCTAATATTGGTAAATCTTATTTTATCTGTAGACCTAGTTCTTTACCGGAAGATATTAATCCGTATACTACATATAGTTATGTTGCTGAAGCTCTAAAATCTTTTGTTGGTCTTCAACAAAAAATAGACCCAAATAAATGGAATCCTGCAGATTTTTGGATTTTTAGTCAAAAGGGATTGAGAATGATTTCTTCTTGGAATTCTAAAGCTAAAAGACTAAAGTCCCTGAAAGCAGAAACATATTCGTCAAGTTTTATGAATCTTGTTAATAAAAAACTTATATCTCTTTATAAAAGTGGTGATGTATATCCGGTTTCATTGAAGAAAAGTAGTACAAATCCAAGAATTATAGAAGTTAATAGTGGTAGAGATGAGATTGAACAAACTGTTGAGTATGAAAAAGTTCTTTTAGCGCCAACAAATCAAGATGTTCAAATTTTTTATAAGTTAAAAACATATGATAATAAAAAATTAGTTTCAACAAAAAATTTATATGCAAAACTTAAAACGAAAGCAGGTGGGTTTAGACTTGAAATATATGAGGTTGGAGATTCTAAAGCAAGACACGGATCAATAGGAAATGGTTTGCAGCAATATATAATTAAAAATACTAACGATAGTGGAATTAGAGTTTTAGAACAAATTCGCTCAGATAGAAGATTTTCAGAAATAAAAGACTTGTTTCCCACGGGTGGACAGCAGTGGTTGGGAACTTTAAAGTATACAAAATTAAATGACGATGCCCAAAATTTACTTCCTTATTTGAATGAGTTAATGAGAGAAGTTAATGGTCCTGGTAAAAATTCTGAGTTTGATATTGGAAAGTTTACAAATGATAAAAATTTAGTTATTGGTACAAAAACTGGGGCTGCAGAGTTGGCTGTTGCGGTTACAAAAATTCTTAATAGAAATGCTAGAGATATTGTAATTGAAAATCTTCATTTAGCTGCTGGTTCTGGTGGAATTAATGTTGGCGCAAGTCTTCAGCAGATAAAGGCAAGAGCTGCATATCTCGGTATAGATGAAGATGATCTTCTCAGTTTGGGTCCAGATCAAAAAGCATATGATGCTTTACTTGGCGCTGGTTTTCATTTAAAAATATATTAATAAATATAAGTATACAAACAATCAATATGAAGAGTTTTTCACGATTTTTATCTGAGGCAAGAGAGTCGCAGGCAGTAATGCAAGCGAGGCGTCTTGGTCTGACTGGAGATGGTCACGGCGGATGGTATGATAAAAATGGTGAATTTACTGCCAAGACAGAAGGTGGTAAATTAAAGTTCTACAATCAGAATCAGGTTCCTGGGGAACAAGACCCCCCTCAGCGTAGAACTGCCGCCAACCAGCAGCCAGTTGCCACCCAGACTCAACCACCATCCTCTCAGCAGGCACAGCAGGGAGCACCACCACAGGAGCAACCACAGGGGCAGCAGGAAGCACCCCCAGAAGAGGGGCAGCAGGAAGACAAGGGAACTCTCACCATTGCTTTTGGTCGTTTTAATCCTCCAACAACTGGACACGAAAAACTTTTAGATACTGTTGCTAATATTGCAGATAAGGGTGAGTATCGCATTTATCCTTCAAGATCTAATGATCCTAAGAAAAATCCATTAGATCCTGATACTAAGATTTCAATGATGCGTAGGTTATATCCAAAGCACGGGGAAAAAATTGTAAATGATGAAGGATCAAAAACAATTTTTGATGTTCTGAAGAAGGCACATCAAGATGGATATTCTGGTGTAAATATTGTTGTTGGATCAGATCGTCAAGCAGAGTTCCAAAAACTTGCAACCAAGTATAATGGAGACCTGTATGATTTCAAGAATTTGAATATTGTATCTGCAGGAGAAAGAGACCCTGATGCTGAAGATGTAACTGGAATGTCTGCATCAAAACTTCGCAAGGCAGCAGCAGAAGGAGACTTTGAAACATTCAGAAAAGGAACTCCAAAGTCCTTAGATGATAAGGAAGCAAGAAAGTTCTTTATGACTCTCCGCAAATCAATGAAGGTTGAAGAAGGTTTTAATCTCTGGGAAATTGCACCTAAAGAAGATATGGCATCTCTTCGTGAGTCATATATTAACAATGAGGTTTATTGTGAAGGTGAGATTGTAGAAAATATAAACACTGGATTAGTTGGAAAAATTATCCGTAGAGGAACTAATTATTTGATTTGTGTGACCGAAGATAATCTTATGTTTAAATCTTGGATTAAAGATTTAAACAAAATTGAAGAACAGCAGTGGACCAACGTTTCTGGAGTTCCTGCAAATCAAAGAGAAGTTGGAACTGATGCTCTAAGAAAATATACAATGAAGATGACTGGAACGAAAGAAATACGTAATTTCATAAATAGATACAAGAAGAAAAAGTAATCATTAAAAATTCCAATGAGCAAAGCAATTCTTGAGGATAAGATCGGACCTCATCTTGGTCACGCTGCTGGTGATACTGATGCTGAAAAGAAAGCATCTCAACTTGCATCAGATGTCAAGTATAAAGTAAGACAAGAATTAGGAAAGGATACAAGCCTTAATCCTGCAGAAATTGCTAAGAAGTATTTGCAGCAATTAGCAAAATCACCTGCTCCAGCAGCAGTGAAATTAATTGCTAAGAAAAAATTAGAAGGTTCTTCTACACCTTCATCATCATCAACTCCAGTTTCTGAGGAAGCAGGTGGAGATGATAGAGTATGGATTGTTGTAACAGACAAGAAGACTGGAAATACTTATCGCCGCAGTCTTAGAAAATCAACTGCCGAAAAGAAAATCGCAGATCTTCGCTCAAATCCAAACATTTCAAGAGTAGAAAGAACTTCATATCATCCTGACGATAAGGATGATGTTCAGGGAAAGAAAACTGCAAGAGTAAAAGCAGGTAAAGGTTTAGATCAAGATGGTGATGGTGACAAAGATTTCGCAGATGTAATGTCAGCAAGAATGCAGGCATCTGGAATGTCAAAGTCTGCTGCAAATAAAAAGGTTTCTGACAAACCTTATAATAAGAAATCTGGAGTGTCTGAAGGATTTTCTAATTGGAGAAGTGATCTTATTGAAGTAGTTGATGATGAAATTTCAAATCAAAAGAAAGGAGAGATCAAAGAAAAGAAAGTAGAAAATAAAATTACTATCAATCCTAATCTAGACCTTGGTGAAAAAATCAATCAGATGGGTGGAGAACTCATTGAAATGGTAGAAATTGATGAAGAACTTTCTTTTGAGGGAGTTCTTGATGAAATCTGTGATGCAGAGTTGGTATTCCTTTCAAATGATATTATTGAGCAAGCAGTCGAAGAATTTTTCTTAGAGTGTATTGAAGAAGGATATGAGGTTAAAGATGTAGAAGAGATGCTCATTGAGTCTCTTGATACTTCTTTAGAAATGATTTGTGAAGTATCTGATTCTTATTACGATTCTGCTGTTGAAACTTCTAAGAAAAATGCATCTAAACTTGGTAGAAGAGAAAGCAAAATCAATAAGATTAAGGATACTGTAAAGAAAGTTGGTAAGTCACTTGCTCATGGAGTTGGATATGCTGCCAGAAAGGTAGTTTCAACTGCTAAGAAAGTTGGTAGCGAAGTCAAGAAAGGGTATGAGGCAGCAAAAGAGACTGAAAAAACTTCAGACTCAACTTCATCAGGAACCAGAAAACCACAACCATATCGTTATGCCAAAAAGGCAGAAAAGAAACCAGGGATTGCTTCCAGACTTGGCAGTGCCCTCAAGAGTGGTCTTAAGAAAGCAGTTGCCTCTGGAGCAAGAGCAGTTTCAAGAGGAGCAAGAAATGTTGCTCGTTCTATGAGCGAAGAGAACATTCAAGAGGTTTCTCCTCCTGGATTTGAGGGAACTGTGAAGGCAATGAAAAAGCACGGAGAAATTGATAATCCTTATGCACTTGCTTGGTATATGAAAAACAAGGGGTATAAGAGTCATAGAAAAAAAACTGGCGGAGTGGAGGAAGCAGTAGCATCTCCTATTGCACAAAAGCAAGATCAAACGCAGGATATGCAGCAAAAGCAGCAACAGCAAAAGTTGCAGAAACAAAAACCAGATCCAGCAGATAGAAAACTTGCTTCTATTCAGAAAATGCAACTTTCTGCTAAACTGAAGCAGGTTCAGCAGGGAATTCCTCTGAAGGACTCTTATGAGATCGAAGAGGGTAGAGCAATCGGAAGCGCCAGTTCTTCCGATACAAATCCAAGAGGTGCTGCAGTTAGAGCAAGTTCTGGCAGTGGAATGACAATGACTAAGGCGGGTGGTCTTGGAAAATCTAAGAGCACTGCCAACAACCCTGCTGCCGATGATCTGAGAAAGAAGTATTTTGATAATCAGGCAAAGGCAGATCGTCGTGCTGCTGCTAAGGAAAGAGCAGCATCTGGTGAGGATAGAGTGGGTAAATTAATTCGCTCAGTTCAGAATTCTCATTATTCACCAGAAGGTGAAATGGTTGATGAAGCAACTGCAGCAGCAAAGAGAGGTGTTGCAGAACCTCATAGAGGTGATGTTGAAGGTCGCCGTGAAAAGGCAGCAGCATCTGTAGCGGCAGTTAAGAAGCGTCAATCAGTTTTAGACAAGCACGAAAAGAAAACTGGTGTAAAGCTTGATGTCTCTAGATCTAAAGAAGGGAAAGAACACGCCAGAAATTTCCCTGCATCTAGACAAGCACCTAAGCAAAAAGGTGAAAAGGAAACACCATCAGAAACTCATAATAGAAGAGTTGGTAGACATAATCAAAGAGTAATGAAGCACGGATTTACTTCAAAAGAAAAGAAAGATGCTGCTGGATATTCTAAGTATGAAGCAGATTATAAAAAGTCATACGGACAAAATAAATCTGCCTGGGATTGATACTTTGATTTTAAAATAAAAATTGCTAAATAGCACAGGATAGACTTTCACACACGGAGGTTATTATGTCTTTAGCAGCACTTATCGCCTTTTATAATGCAAATCAAGCAGCAATTCTTACAATTCTTTTGATTATCTCTGAGTTTCTTGGCGCAAATCCAAAAATCAAAGCAAACGGTTTAGTATCATTTGTTCTTCAGCAAATTCGTCAGAAGGCAGTTGATGGTGGAGCAAAAGATCCAACTCCCTGATATATACATATAACTCAATAAATCATGGGGAGATTTTGGACTCCCCATTTTTTATAAATATTCTTAGGCAAATTTATAGTAAAGGTAACTAGAATGGCACTCTGGGGAAAAAGCACATCTGATGAATCTAGACCAAAGTGGTTGAGGGAGAACGACAGACCTGCAAATGATTTAAATAGATGTTTTGCTGATGAGAGAGGTTGGGTTCTTCGCCACGCTAATGGTTTTGAAGAAGTTATTGTGACAATCAGTGGTCTTTCAGGTGCTGGGTCTACTACTGTTGGACTTGGTGCTGCAACTATTGCTGGTGTATACTTTAAGGCAGCATCTTACGCCAAGCTTGCAACTGGCACCGTTATCGTTAATTACAATGAGAAGGTAACAGTATCTACTGGAGCTACTATTGGAGTTGCTGGAACATCTACTGGAGCAATTGTTGCTACTGCGGCTGCTCAAACTTCTGTTCAGCAAGTTGAATTTACATTTACCGTTCCAAATACAACTCAAGTTCTTTCAATTCCTGCTGGATCTATCACTGGAACAATCGTTGATAGTGGAACATCCGTAGTATCTGATAAGGTATTTGTAAGTGGTGATGTAAAGGGAGTTACTGGATATGGTTTAGTTAAGACAATTAGCGTTGCTTGATGGTAAATGATATTTAATGAACTGAATGAGGAGAATTTCCTCTTGTTTGCTATTAAAAACTATGAAAATCCTCAGGCAGTCACTAAAGAAGACTTTGATAAGGATCTAAATCATTTTAAGTATATCAAAAGACTTCTGAAAAGATATCAAAAAACAGGGGAGTTGCGGGCACATCTTTTAATTAACCATTTTATTGTTCTTTACAATATATTTGGTGATGCCACAACTCCTATGTTATTTTATAAGATTGAAAAGGAACTTTGGTCTTCTATGAAAACTTTTATTGTATTCTTAAATAAACTTCCCGAATTTCCTAAATGTTATATACACGAAATTGAGATTGATTTAGATTGTCTATCCCAACTTCAGAAAATTTATAATAAAAATGGAAAAGATTGATAAGGTTATTAGTTGTTTTAGAAAATTAAATGAGGAAGGAATGGTGGCAGCATCAGTTCCTGTGAATAAAGTTGGTGACGGTGGATTTACTGGAAGGGCAGATCCAAAAGGACCAGTTGCTGGTCTTGATCCTGTTATGAGGTTTGTGAGAAGAAAGAAAGTTGATTATAGAACAGTCCCAAATAATTATAAAAAGTGGGTTAAAAACTTAGACAAGAAGACTTAAAATTATAAATACTTATAAGTTTGATCTAAACAATTAGTTTTTCTGATAAGAGAATGGGTGGTCTTTCCAGATAACTAGAACCATGTTTAATCCAAACGCTTCGGCAGATACTAAGATTGCTGTTCTTGAGGAACGCTTATCTGCATACGAATTAATGCTTAAAAGAATAGACGAAGCCATTCAGCTAGTAAGTAAGACCAATCAAAATATTAGTAAAATGCTGGCAGTTCATGAGGAAAGGATTGAGCAGTGCCACAAAGCAGATGACTATATTGGAAGGTTAGTTGAAGAGTTAAAACTTGAGAATAAAGATCAGCACGAAGCAGTATCTGAAAGAATTGATAAAATAGAAGAGGATGTTCAAGAGATAGGGAAAATAAAGTGGATGACTGTTGGATGTGGAGTTCTTCTGGCAGTTCTTACTACCGCATTTTCTACTCTTGCTTCAGGATGGTGGACACCATCTGAAATGCAAATGCAAAAACATGGGCATTTGCATCAGCAAAATGTTCCTGATCAAAATAAATAAGCAAAAATATTGGCGTATTGCCAAATGAAAACGAAGAAAAAATTAACACTCTATAACCTTCAAAAATTAACCAACTCAGTCATAAAGTGGACTGGAATTCTTTCGTCTTACTGTAAAAAGAACCTTGACTGATCTGCCAATTCGATCTAGAATACTACTACGTTAAATTTTGGTTATGGATTTTGTAGATACTAAGTTCATTAGTATTCTTTCTCCGCGTCTTCAGAAGTTCAAGAAAGTTAAAAATAATCTTTATAATTTTCGTTGCCCTATCTGTGGTGATTCTCAGAAGAATAAAAATAGAGCTAGGGGATATTTTTATCAAGTTAAAAATAATTCAAATTTCAAATGCCATAATTGTGGTCTTAATATTTCTTTCAATAATTTCTTAAAACAAGTTGATGTAGAGTTGCATAGGCAATACATTTTTGAAAAATTTAAAGAAGGAAATACTGGTAGGAATTTTCAAGCAGAGGAACCAGTTTTCAAATTTGAGAAACCTAAATTTAAAACAACTTTAGATTTACCTAAAGCAGTAGAAAATAAAAAGGCAAAGGAGTATCTTGAAAATAGAAAATTAAACCCTTATAAATTCTATTACACCGACAAATTTAAGGAGTGGACTAATTCTAAAATAGAAACATTTGATAGACAGAGTTTGAAATATGAAGAGGAAAGAATTATAATTCCTCTATACTACAATCAAGAACTAGTTGGATTTCAAGGTAGAACACTTGGATCAAGTAGTATAAAATACATTACAATAATGCTAGATGAAAATGCGCCAAAAATATATGGTCTCGATGAAATTGAAAAAAGTAAAACTGTCTACATCACCGAAGGACCTTTTGATTCGACATTTATCACCAACTCGATTGCTATGTGCGGAGCTGATGGTGATCTTGATAAGTGGGGTGTTAGCAATCGTGTTTGGATATATGACAACGAACCACGTAATAGAGACATCGTATCAAGAATCGCAAAATGCATTGATAATGGCGAAAAAGTTGTAATATGGAATAATAATATCCATCAAAAGGATATTAATGATATGGTTTTATCTGGACTTGATGTTCAGAATGTGATAGAATTAAATACTTATTCTGGATTAGAAGCAAAACTTAAGTTTAATACCTGGAAAAAAATATGAGCAACGGAACAAAAGTTAAAAAGCGTGATGGTCGAATTGAGTCTCTTGACTTAGATAAGATGCATTTGATGGTCGAAGAGGCATGTAAAGGTCTTGCGGGAGTTTCTGCGAGTCAGGTTGAGATGACCTCTGGTATTCAGTTTTATGATGGAATTACAACTCCAGAAATTCAAGAGATCCTTATTCGTTCTGCTTCTGATTTGATTGATTTGGATCACCCAAACTATCAATTTGTTGCTGCCCGTCTGCTTCTTTTTGCAGTTCGTAAGCAACTGTATGGGAAGATGAAAGAACTTCCTGATCTTGAGCAGCACATTTATAATTGTGTTAATCAGGAGGTGTATGATAATGACATTTTCAACAAATACTCTAAAGAAGAGATTGAACGTGCCGATTCCTATATTGATCATGACCGCGACTATCTTTTTACTTATGCAGGTTTACGGCAGGTCGTTGATAAGTACCTAGTGCAGGATAGAAGCACTGGAGGTGTTTATGAGACGCCACAATTTATGTACATGATGATTTCTCTGACTATCTTTGCAGAGTATCCCAAAGAAACCAGAATGGCATATGTCAAGAGGTATTATGACGCAATCTCAAAACACAAAATCAACATTCCAACCCCCATCATGGCAGGAGTGCGAACTCCGCTTAGACAATTTGCTAGCTGTGTCCTTGTTGACGTTGATGACACCCTCGATAGTATCTTTAGTAGTGATATGGCTATTGGCAGATACGTTGCACAGAGGGCGGGTATCGGCATCAATGCTGGTCGAATCCGTAGCATCAACAGCAAAATCAGAGGTGGAGAAGTTCAACACACAGGTGTTGTACCATTTCTCAAGAAGTTTGAAGCAACTGTCAGATGTTGCACGCAAAATGGCATACGAGGTGGATCCGCGACAGTCCACTTCCCAATCTGGCACCAAGAAATAGAAGACATCCTCGTTCTTAAAAACAATAAAGGTACGGAGGATAATCGTGTTCGTAAACTTGATTACAGTATTCAGATCAGCAAACTCTTCTATGAGAGGTTCATTCAGGATGGTGAGATCTCGCTTTTCTCCCCACATGATGTACCTGGATTGTATGATGCTTTTGGATTCCCTGAGTTTGACAGTCTCTATGTTTCATATGAGAAAGATCCGACCATTAAGAAAAAAACTGTTAAAGCACAAGAACTTATTCTCAACCTCCTTAAGGAACGTGCAGAAACGGGTCGTATCTACATTATGAATATCGACCACTGCAATTCACACTCTTCATTTAAGGACAAAGTGAATATGAGTAACCTTTGTCAGGAGATTACACTTCCGACAGATCCTATTCAACATATTGATGATAATATGGGAGAGATTGCTCTCTGTATTCTCTCTGCTATTAATGTTGGTAAAGTGAAGTCAGATGAAGAACTTGAAGAACTTTGTGATCTTTCTGTTCGTGGTTTGGAGGAGTTGATTGACTATCAAAAATATCCCGTAGTGGCGGCAGAAATCGCCACGAAGGCACGTCGTTCTCTTGGTATAGGGTTTATTGGGTTAGCGCATTATTTGGCAAAACTTGGATTCAAGTATGATTCACAAGAAGCATGGGATGCTGTTCATGGTCTTTCTGAGAGCTTCCAATATTATCTTCTAAAGGCATCCAATCAACTTGCCAAAGAAAAGGGATATTGTGAATACTTTGGTCGCACTAAGTATTCTGATGGAATTTTACCAATCGATACATACAAAAAAGAAGTAGACGAAATTACATCCATTACTCTTCATCATGATTGGGAAAGTCTTAGAGCATCCATCTTGGCTCACGGTCTCAGGCACTCAACACTGTCCGCACAGATGCCATCGGAGAGCAGTTCCGTTGTGTCAAATGCAACCAATGGAATCGAACCGCCTAGAGGATATTTGTCCATTAAGAAATCAAAGAAAGGACCTCTCAAACAGATTGTCCCACAATATCAATCTCTTAAGAACAATTATACGCTTCTTTGGGATATGGAGTCCAATCGTGGTTATATTAATATTGTTGCTATGATGCAGAAGTTTTTTGATCAAGCAATTTCTGGAAATTGGTCTTATAATCCAGAAAATTATCCTGACAACGAAGTCCCAGTATCTGTAATGGCGAATGACTTTTTGACTACATACAAGATGGGGTGGAAAACCTCATACTATCAAAACACTTATGATATTAAGACTGATGAGGTAGTAGAAGAGAAACCCAATCTTCAAGATTTGCTAAGTGAGTTAAGTTCAGTAGAGGAGGGAGAGTGTGAATCCTGTGCAGTTTAAAATTTCTTCCACAGAAGAACCACAAACAAACATTAAAGGAATGACCGTATTTAATACAGAAAAAGTTGATACCAAAAAACAACCTATGTTTTTTGGACAACCTTTAGGAGTTCAAAGATATGATTCATACAAATATCCAATCTTCGATAAACTGACGACACAACAACTTGGTTACTTCTGGAGACCCGAAGAGGTGTCTCTCCAGAAGGATCGTGGAGATTATCAAACACTGCGTCCAGAGCAGAAGCACATCTATACTTCTAATTTGAAGTATCAGATTATGCTTGATTCTGTTCAGGGTCGTGGTCCTGGTATGGCATTTATCCCATATTGCTCACTTCCAGAACTGGAAGCGTGTATGGAAGTATGGGGATTTATGGAAATGATCCATAGCCGTTCTTACACATATATCATTAAAAACATCTATTCAGATCCATCTGAAGTGTTTGATACTATTATTGGGGATGAGCGTATTCTAGAACGTGCTAAGAGCGTTACCGAGTCTTATGATGACTTTATTCAATCTGCGCAAAATTATGGAACATCTAACGATTGGATGTTCAGACTTGAAGGAGTCACAAACGCAAAGGAAACACTCAATGATGTCAAACGAAAACTGTATAGAGCAGTCGCAAACGTTAATATTCTTGAAGGTATTCGTTTCTACGTTAGTTTTGCTTGCTCTTTCGCTTTTGGTGAACTTAAGCTTATGGAAGGATCAGCTAAGATCATCTCTCTTATTGCAAGAGACGAAAATCAGCACCTAGCACTTACTCAGAACATTTTGAATAAGTGGAGGGAAGGTGATGATCCTGAAATGCAAAAGATTATGAAAGAAGAGGAGGAGTGGACATATAAAATGTTTGATCGTGCTGTAAATGAAGAAAAGAAGTGGGCAGATTATCTGTTCAAAGATGGAAGCATGATTGGACTTAATGATAAACTCCTTCAACAGTATGTTGAATGGATTGCGAATCGCAGGTTAAAAGCGATTGGTCTTAAACCTCAGTATGATATTTCAGCAAATAATAATCCCCTTCCTTGGACCCAGCATTGGATTTCCTCTAAGGGACTTCAGGTTGCTCCACAAGAAACGGAAGTTGAGTCCTACGTAGTCGGAGGAATCAAACAAGATGTTACCAAAAATACTTTCTCAGGATTCAAACTATGATGAATGGTGTGAGCAAGAAATTATAAATGCATATAAAGAAGCTGCAGAATATGATGATTTTTTGTTTGGAAATCTTGATTATTGTAAAATTTGGTTAGATGCAACTGACTAATTCAATATAGATAGAGGAGTTCTTTCTCCTCTTTTTTTATGCCTAAAAATCAACTCAATAAAGAAGAACTTAAAGTTCGTATCCTAAAACTGAAGGATAAACTTCATAAGGATCATATTAGACCCGAAATGGATATGAAAGGACTTGCCCATAAATACCTTAACGAAGTCCTTGATGTTATTGATGAGTATAGATATTGACTATGAGAACCCTTGGGTCTATAATGGAGTTCCTTTTAATTCGGACGATATACAAGATTTTTTTGGTTTTGTTTATCTTATCCAGAATAATCTTAATAGCAGGAGATATATTGGCAGGAAGTATTTCTGGCAGTTTAGAACTCCTAAAGGTAAAAAAAGGAAAGTAAAATCAGAATCTAATTGGAAGGATTACTATGGGTCTTGCCCGGAACTTAAAGAGGACATTGTCAAAGTTGGCAGAGAAAATTTTAGTAGAACTATCTTATCATTACATAAAACAAAGGGCAAAACAAACTTTGAGGAGACCCGACGACTCTTCACCAATAATGTCCTCACAGAATCCCTTGACAGCGGAGAGCCAGCGTTCTACAATAGCAACATCCTCAACCGATACTTCCGAAAAGATTACTATGGAAACTCAGATTGAAAGCCAGTCTGTGGCACAAGTGCGTGATTGGGCAATTCAAAAGATTGAATTGCTGCACGAAGCGGATCGCCATAAAAATGCACGAGCACTTGCTGCTGAGTTTGATGAATGGATTAATCTTCCAGAAGATAAAGAAGAACTTGAATATCTTTGTCTTGAGGATACTGAATGGACCGACGATCAAGAGATTGATATTCGGTAATTCAAGTTCTTGACAAACAATAAATATTAGATTATTATGTTAAAATTCCAAAAAGGAATCCCCGTTATGAGCGGGGTTTTTTAATTATGAGTCTTTGATATTGATTTAGAGCCGTGGGCGCTGCCCCTGAGAAGGGGAAACTCTCCTTTGCCTATACGGATGTAGAGTTCAAATTAACTAAATGTTTAAAAACCTAACAAATGTAACCGTAGCTCTTTTAGGTGCGGTTGCAACATCAGCGGCAACACTGCCAGCACCGAGTATGG